GATGCAGGTAAGCAAGTATTTGATTGGTCTACGGCTACCGCAGGTGACGACATGGGTGTGATTATGTCCGCTACCCAGATGGTCAAGATCACTGCTGGCGCTACGACAGGCGACGCTCCTACGGGTGGTACGGCTTCTGGTCAAATCCTGTATTACGTTACTGATCCGTTCCTCGGCCAGCAAAACGTCTAATGACGGAGGCCAATTATGGCTATGCAAACAGACGTTCAAGCGATTTCGCTAGCGGCTTCTGGCGACATTAGTACGCTTCCGACCCGTGTTCGCGGGTTGGTTATCGAGCCGGGGGGTTCTACTGGTAGCGTGATTATCAAAGATGGGGGTTCAAGCGGCACGACCCTGTTTACGATTAACACGCTGGCTAACGGAGAAACCTTTAACGTAGTGATCCCTGCTCAGGGAGTTCGCTGCGAAACGAGCGCGTACGCTACGCTGTCTAACGCTAAGGTCACGGTGTTCTATGGCTAAGTCTCCTGCTTGGCAGCGTAAGGAAGGCAAAAACCCAAAGGGCGGTCTTAATGCTAAAGGCCGTGCCTCTTACAATGCTGCAAATCCCGGCAAGCCTGGGTTGAAACCTCCACAACCAGAAGGCGGGTCTCGCCGGGATTCTTTTTGCGCCCGAATGAAAGGCATGAAAAAGAAGCTGACTTCAGCTAAAACAGCTAGCGACCCTAACAGTCGTATCAACAAATCCTTGCGTGCTTGGAAGTGCTGAGATGGCTCAAGATAAACATGAAATGGTAAAGAACGCAGCAGATATTGTTTCAGTATTTGCTACGATAGGTTCTTTTCTTCAAGTGATTACGCCACTTTTTGGTTTGATTGGTGCGGTCTGGACATTAATGCGGATCGCAGAAATGGTGACGGGCAAACCGTTCAACGAAATTATTAGCCGCAAGAAGGACGCACCAAATGAAAAAGATGATGAAGTTCGGTAGCCGCAAGCGTTTTAATGGCGAAGAGGGTAGTGAAGTAACAGACTCTGAGGGAAATCTTATTCGCTTTGGTTACGAATCGGATGAAGATTACGAAACCAGAAGCAACGCCAGAAAAGCTGCAAAAGGTCGTAAAAAAGACGTAGAGTTTAGTGGTCGCACCACACCTCGTGAGGCAGTTGAAGAAGCTGTAGATTTAACAGACCGTTATGAGGGTGCGGGTCCAAAACAGCGTCCTCCTGGACCTGCACCTTTACCTTCACCTGCATCTGAATCTAAACCCACGCGGGTTACATCAGAGTACGATGTTGAAGGTGGGCTTGATTATGCCCCTAGCATGGGGACAAAACCCAAACCTGTAAAGAAAAAGCCTTCAACGACCAAGAAAGCCGAAGATAAACCTCCACAAGGAGCGTTTAGAAGTATTCGTTCTGAGGGCGGTAACTATTTGCCGTCAGACGCCGAAAGTGAAGCAGAAGCTCGCAGAGAGAAAATGCTTAAAGGCAGCTTTAAAAAGCCAAAGACGGAATCGCCAAAGCGTGAAAGTATGTTTTCTTCAGGCAGAACAAGCTTAAAAGACATTACTGAAGGGCAAATGAAGCGTTTTGCTAAAGGTGGGGCAGTTGGTTCTGCTTCTAGACGTGCTGATGGTATTGCGCAGCGCGGCAAAACCCGTGGAAAAATGTATTAATTTTTAAAGGAAACTGCGATGAAAAAGATGATGCACGGCGGCGTAGCCGCTTCTAAGATGGGCGCAGTTCGTACTGCTGCTCCTAGCCGTGACGGTGTTGCTTCTAAAGGTAAAACCAAAGGTACACAGATTAAAATGGCTAAAGGCGGCAATGTTGATCTTGGGCACTATAACGAACTTGGACGTAACGGTAAACCTGTAGGCGGGGCTAAAAAAGGCGGCATGATTAAAAAGAAAATGGCTTACGGCGGGAAGTGCTGACATGATGGCATCTCGCGGGATGGGGGCAATCATGCCCTCTAAAATGCCCACTGCCAAGCGTAAAGCTCGGCGGGATGATACTGATTTTGATCAGTATGCTGAAGGTGGCAAAGTTAATGCGGCAGGTAATTACACCAAACCTGAGTTACGGAAACGTATCGTAGCCCAAGTTAAAGCTGCTGCAACGCATGGCACAGGCGCAGGGCAGTGGTCCGCGAGGAAGGCACAACTTGTAGCTAAGAAATACAAAGCAGCAGGTGGAGGTTATCGTGACTGAGAAATGGATTCAGAAAGCGATTAAAAAGCCCGGAGCTTTGCATAAGTCTCTTGGTGTTCCCGAAGGCAAAAAGATCCCCGCAGGTAAGTTAGCCAAAGCAGCAAAAGCTCCCGGTAAGTTAGGGCAGCGAGCGAGGCTGGCGCAGACGTTAAAGAAGATGAAGTGAAAGCTCCGCAACAGTCGCTAAAAGATTGGGGGGACCAGAAATGGCGGACAAAAAGTGGTAAACCGTCTAGCAAAACTGGCGAACGATACCTCCCGTCGGCGGCAATTAATGCTCTTAGCCCTGCTGAATACGCAGCAACAACTAAGGCAAAGCGAGCTGGAAAAAGTGCAGGCAAGCAGTTCGTTAAACAACCGGCAAAAATTGCCGCTAAGACCGCGAGATATAGATGACCACTAGCGGCTCAACCGACTTTAATCTTGAGTTCGTCGATATAGCTGAAGAAGCATTCGAGCGAGCTGGGCGTGAAATGCGCTCAGGCTATGACCTGCGTACGGCTCGTCGATCCATGAACCTCTTGACGATAGAGTGGGCGAATCGTGGCATCAATATGTGGACGATTGAGCAGGGCACGACGAATCTGGTACAGGGCACTGCGACGTACGATCTACCGGACGACACCATTGACTTGCTTGAGCACGTTATAAGGACAGGAGCTGGTAATGCGTCAACACAAGCTGACCTCACCCTTACTCGGATTAGTGTCTCCACCTACGCCACAATCCCAAACAAACTGGCTCAAGCACGACCGATACAAATTTACATCAGCCGCAACTCCGGCGCTACTTACCCCGCGACCAGCAGCTACTCTCCAAGTGAACAAGCCAACCCCCAATTCACAGTTTGGCCTGTCCCTGACCAAGGAACGGCTTTATCCCCGTACTATCAAGTAGTTTATTGGCGCATGCGCCGTATCCAAAACGCAGGGGATGGTATCCAGACTCCTGATATGCCGTTCCGGTTCTTGCCTTGCATTACCGCAGGGTTAGCGTATTACATTGCTCAAAAGATTCCTGAAGGCACAGATCGTATCCAGATGCTCAAAGCTGCTTATGAAGAACAGTGGAACTTTGCTGCTGGTGAAGATCGTGAAAAAGCAGCTGTGCGTTTTGTTCCTCGACGGATGTATTTGGGCAATACTGGGAGCTTCTGATGCCTAATCAGTTTGCAGCCGGTAAATATGCGATTGCACAATGCGATAGGTGTAACTTTCGCTACAAACTGAAGCAGCTCAAATCGTTGGTTATTAAGACCAAGAACGTCAATATTCTTGTCTGTCCTGAATGTTGGGAACCTGACCAGCCGCAGTTGCAGTTGGGTATGTACCCCGTGTATGACCCACAGGCTATTCGTAATCCTCGTGTGGACTCCAATTCGTACTATCAATCAGGGTTAGATGGATTGCAGATTGCACCTGTAAATGATGACTCCAGCCAAGATGAGAATGGGGTTCCCTTGGGGGGTAGTCGAGTTATACAATGGGGTTGGTATCCTGTTGGCGGCGCTAGATGGTTCGATACGGGTTTAACGCCAAACGATTTAATTGGTGTTGGCGAGGTAAACTCGGTGACAGTTTCTTAGGAGTTTATGATGGATAAAGCAGATCTTAAGCAAGACAAAAAGATGATCGCTGGTGCAGTGCACAAGCATGAGAAAGCTAAGCACAAAGGCCAGCCTCTGACTAAGCTCAAAAAGGGCGGTCCTACGGGCATGGATATGCGTAAAATGGGGCGTAATTTAGCTCGCGCTGCTAATCAAAGGGGTCGATAATGGCTAAATTTAGTATGAAGATGGGCGGCAAAGAAGTCGGCCCAGCCTCTACTTATGCTGCGCCTCATACGATGAAAGGGCAAAAGACAAGAGCTACGGAAACACCCGGCTCTGGCCCTGATCATAGTGACTCAAACACTGTTGCTATGAGCGTTGGTACTTACACAAACAAGTTGGATAAGCCTGTTAAAACCTCTGGCATCAAAATGCGCGGAGCTGGGGCTGCAACCAAGGGCGTTATGTGCCGGGGGCCGATGGCGTGAACTATACGGAGTTGAAGGCAGCAGTTAGGGCGTACGTTGAGAACGATTTCCCGACGATTACATTTACCGATTCTGCTACAACACTTACGTCGGATCAGCAGCTTGCCATTTTTGTTAGGCAGGCTGAACAACGTATTTATAACTCCCTTCAACCCCCTATTTTTCGCAAAAGTGTCATTGGCGTGTTTGATGCGGATAATCCTTATCTCACTTGCCCTTCTGACTTTCTTTCTCCCTTCAGTCTTGCTGTAATTAACTTAACGACAGGGCGGCGGGATTTTTTGCTGAATAAAGATGTTGAGTTTATTCGGGAGGCATATCCCATCCCGACCTCAACAGGTCGCCCTCGCCATTACGCACTTTTTGGCCCAATGGTTAATGGGGCCACAATAACGACAGATATTTCTATCATTGTTGGTCCAACACCTGATTTAAATTATCAAGCTGAACTTCACTATTTTTACTATCCAGAATCTATTGTTGATGCTGGAACAAGTTGGCTTGGGGATAATTTTGACTCTGTGCTTTTGTACGGCACTTTGCAAGAAGGCTATACGTTTATCAAAGCTGAACCTGAAATGCTGGCTAGAATTGATAGTCAGTATAAAGAAGCTCTTGCACTATTTAAACAGCTTGGTGATGGTAAAGATCGTCAAGATACTTATCGTACGGTTCAGACTAGAATTCCAGTGAGATAGTATGGCAATCGTACAAACCATGTGCACAAGTTTCAAAGCTGAAGTTGCTCAGGCTTTGCACAACTTTACGAGGACTACAGGGAATGTATTTAATCTTGCCTTGTATGTCTCAACTGCCACCCTCGGAGCAGACACAACCGTTTACACATCCTCTGGGGAAGTACCGTCGAGTGGAACCAATTACACCGCTGGCGGGCTTGCACTTACAAACATCACACCCCTTTCAGCAAATGGTACAGGCTATTGGTCATTTGATGATCTTACGTTCTCCAACGTAACGCTTACGTGCGCGGGAGCTTTGATTTACAATTCAACTAACGGTAATCGTGCGGTCTGTGTACTTAATTTTGGACAAACAATTACTAAATCTGCTTCTGATTTAATAATTACTTTCCCTGCTATGGGGGCTACAGATTCAGTTTTAAGGATAAGTTAATGGCGACAGTATTTACGACCAAAGGCGATATGGATGTGTCCTTGCTTGAAAAGCGAGAAGGAACCGTCGATAATGACCATGAGTTAACAACGTGGGTAGAGTATTGGCATGAAGGGGAGCTTGTACATCGTTCCGCGCATGTCACGTTGAAACAAGCTGCCGTATGGTCGCTTCCTGAAGTAGCAAAAATCGGGTAATTTGAAAGGAACCTGAAATGGCAAACACACAATCCATGTGCACTTCGTTTATGGGCGAGCTGATGACAGCTACCCATAACTTTGGCACGTCGCCCCTTCGCGCTGCTACCACAGCAGATACGTTTAAGGCTGCTCTGTATTTAGCTTCAGCAACTTACAACGCATCTACCACAGCGTATAGCGCAACAGGCGAAGTAAGCGGCACTAACTACACCGCAGGTGGAGTTACAGTAACAAACGCTACGGCACCAACGGCAACTAACTCGTCTTCTACGGCAGGTGTTGCTTACTGGACCCCGTCTGCTTCGATTACGTATACCAACGTAACGTTGACAACGGCTTTTGATGCGGTGCTGATTTATAACAGCTCGCAATCTAATAAAGCAGTTAGCGTACATACGTTTGGTTCGCAGACGATCACGGCTGGTACGTTTACGCTGACAATGCCAAGCAACACGACGACTACTGCGTTGTTGAGACTGTCCACGACCTAATTTCTTTTTAGGGGTAGCCCGTGGCTAATTTTGGCTGGGGTTCAAACCCGTGGGGCTACGACGGTTGGGGTGGTGTTAGTCCTGATGTTGCGTTAACAGGCGTTGCTGCGTCTGGTAATGTAGGTTCAGTTACTGAAACAAACAGCCCAACTGAAAACGGTGTAGTCGCTACTGGCGCAGTTGGTTCTGTTGGTTTAACCGTTACGGTTGCACTGACAGGCGTTAGTGCGTCCGGTGCAGTTGGGTCTGTAGCAGAAACAAATAATATCGCCCTAACCGGTGTTAGTGCGTCCGGTGCAGTTGGGTCTGTCACTACTTCTTTAACTGTTTCTCTCTCAGGCGTATCCGCATCTGGTGCTGTTGACTCTGTCACTGCTTCACCTTCTCAAGCTCTTTCTGGTGTAGCTGCATTTGGTGCAGTTGGCGACGTTTCGTTTAGTTATGTTTTAGCTGGGGTTGAGGCAGCTGGCGCGGTTGGTTCTGTTTCGGTCGCTGAACGCCAAATAGCGCTTACAGGTGTAGCAGCTTCTGGCGCTGTTGGGGATACGGAGTTTGCTTTCCCCGCTGATATAACAGGCGTTGCGGGATCAGGCGATATTGGGACTGCTGTCGCAGATATTTCTGTTGAACTCTCTGGTGTCCAAGCCGCAGGTGCTGTTGGCGATGTTACTGAAACTAACACGCCCACCGAAGATGGTGTCGTAGCTATAGGCGCGGTCGGTACAGCTACTGGAAATATAACAGTATCTATTTCTGGTGTAGATGTATCTGGTGCAGTTGGTGACGTGACGTTTACCATACCTGCTGACGCTACAGGTGTTGCTGCTTCTGGGGCAGTCGAAACTGCTACTGCGTCAATCACAGTTAGTTTGACCGGCGTCAGCGCTGACGGTGCAGTTGGTGATGTAACTGAAACAAATACACCTACTGAAGACGGCGTTGTTGCTACAGGTGCAGTTGGCACTTTAACTTATGAAGTCGTACTTTCTTTGTCAGGCGTTGGATCAACCGGCGCAGTACAAAGTTTTGCAAATGTTATACCGTTCAGCGGGGTTGCTGCCTCTGGCAATGCAGGGTCTGTTGGTGTATTGTATTGGGGTTTACTTGATACTTACCAAGACGCTGAATGGGAATTGGTTGAAACGGAGTAAATTATGACTGTTAATCGTACTACGTTGTTAAACCTTCCCCTTCCGGTCACAGGGACTGAGTCTGGATTGTGGGGAGATTACACTAATAACGGGTTTACTGAGTATGTCGATACTGCTGTAGCTGGTGCTTTAAGTATTACGGCGTCTATAACTTTAGCCAATACTACAGGTACAAATTCCGCTACAGGCATTACGACAACCACAGCGCAATACCGAACGCTTGTTGTTCCTGCTGCGGGGGTATCTGCCAACGTAGTTATTACCGCCCCCTCTTCAAATCGTACTTATCACGTAATTAATCGTAATGCCACGTATACAGTACAAATTAGGGCAGGTGCGAATAGTGGTGTAACGCTTGGAGTTAATCAATCCGCTACGGTTGCTTACAATACTGTTGCAGCAGATTATGTTTTAGTTGGCACGATTGGTCCAACGGTCCCCGTTGCTAATGGGGGTACGGGACTAACGTCGGGTACTTCGGGTGGTGTTTTATATTATTCAGCCACAGGTACACTTGCTTCTTCTGGTGCGCTTGCTGCAAGTTCACTTGTTTTAGGTGGCGGTGCTGGTGCTGCTCCGACAACGACGACTACCGGATCAGGCGTAGTAACTGCGCTTGGTAACGCAACAAACGCTGCAAGTGGGGTACCTGTACTAAACGCAAGTGGTTTGTTGGCAATTGCTCAGGGCGGTACAAATTCTTCTGCTACAGCAACAGCCGGTGGGGTCGGTTATGGAACCGGCACCGCACATGCCTATACGTCCGCAGGCACAGCAGGGTATGTTCTTCAATCAAACGGCTCAAGTGCGCCCACCTGGGTCGCGCCATCAACAGGTACTGTTACCGCAGTATCTGTAGCGACCTCTAATGGTTTTGCTGGATCAAGTTCTGGTGGAGCAACACCAGCACTGACACTCTCGACAACCATTACTGGAGTGTTAAAGGGTAATGGCACAGCGATTTCTGCGGCTACGGCAGGAACAGATTACGTTGCTCCAGGAACAGCTACAACCTTCACCGCTCTCCAAACTTTCAGCGGGTCTGCGACTTCAGCCGCAACAAAACTTACCAACGCTAAGGAAGTCGCAACGGTTTCAGCCACTGCTGCTACGGGGACTATTACTTATAACGTCACGACACAATCAGTTCTTTACTACACGACTAACGCCTCGGCAAACTGGACGGTCAATTTTACGGTTTCATGGAATGGTTCTACCGGAACCAAGCTGGATGACATCATGTCCACAGGTGAGTCAATGACGGTTGCTTTCCTTGTAACCCAAGGCTCAACGGCTTATTACAACAGCACAGTTCAGGTGGACGGTTCGTCGGTAACCCCCAAATACCAAGGCGGCACAGCGTGGTCAGCGGGTAATGCAAGCTCCATTGATGTGTACTCATACACCATCATCAAGACCGCTTCGGCCACATTTACTGTTTTAGCTTCACAGACCAAGTTCGCTTAAAGGAATTACGATGCCTTTAGTAGCAACACGCGGCGCAGCATCAGCTCAGGGGTTTGGCGAGTTTGCCCAATCTGGCCCCGCGAATTACATCGAAGACGTTTTCTCCACTTGGCTGTACACCGGCAACGGCTCTACGCAGACCATCACTAACGGGATTGATCTGTCCGGTAAGGGTGGGTTGGTTTGGATTAAGAGTCGAACTAGCAATCAACAAGCGTGGAATCATAGTTTAATGGACACCGTTAGAGGCAACGCTAGTCGTCTGTATTCAAATCTTTCTGGAGCCGCAAACTCATCTAGTACACCTAATGGATTTTCTTATAACAGCAATGGTTTTACCGTTGGTACGTCCGATGGAACCGTAAATTCAAATGTAGGGTACACAGAAAATTACGCCTCATGGACCTTCCGCGAGCAACCGAAGTTCTTTGATATTGTGACGTATACGGGGGATGGAGCAAACACAAGAAATATTGCACACAATCTTGGGTCTGTGCCGGGATTTATTGTTGTAAAACGTACTGACAGTACAGGTAATTGGTACTGCTGGCATAGAAACTACACGGGTGCTGGGTTGTATCTAAATGAAATAACATTGTATCCGGGCGACAGCCAAGGAATAGCAACATCACAATCTAGTACAGAACTTGCTTTAGGGCCGTCGGGGCAATTCACTACAAACAATAATGGGTCCACTTACGTCGCCTACCTCTTCGCCCACAACGCAGGTGGCTTTGGTGCTTCTGGTTCAGACAATGTGATTTCGTGTGGGCTGTTTACGACTGACGCTAACAGTAGGGCTACAGTTACACTTGGGTATGAGCCGCAGTTCTTTATATTTAAGAGTACTAGTAGTAGCGAAGTTTCAAGCTGGGAAATTGACGATATTATGCGTGGGTGGGGCGAAACGCAACGTATAAGTTTGTATGCACAAAGTTCAAATGCGGAAAATACAAACGCTCAGGTTACATATCCAGTTAAGCCTACATCGACTGGTTTTATTTTTGATTTAAGTGCTGCGGGGGGATCACTTTACGCAAATAGACCCTACATCTACATCGCCATCCGCCGTGGCCCAATGAGAACGCCGACGAGCGGGACGAGTGTGTTTAGTCCAATCATATCGTCTACATATGACGCTGTAAATACAACGGGATTCCCTGTTGACGCACAAATTTGGGCGATTCGTGGTGGAGCTGTGCGAAATTCGCTTGTCGTGGATAGGCTACGCGGTGTCGGCACCGACGGATCAACCAACGACGGCGTGTTTCTTTCTACCGCTTTGACTGATGCGGAGCTTGGAACTGGCAGCAATACTTCTAGAAGCTGGAATAACACGGGATTTCGCACTCCGGGGTATTCTGGTAGCGTTCCCGAAGTGTTCTGGAGTTTCCGCCGTGCCCCCAGCTTCTTTGATGTGGTTTGTTATACGGGAACGGGGGTTGGGGCAACAGCATATAGCCACAATTTAACTACAACCCCTGATTTTGTTTTATATAAAAGAAGAGATTCAACAGGCGATTGGGCATGTTTAGCGAAAAAAGCAAACAATAATTATCAGGCGCTTACACTGAACACTACCGATAATGGTTTTCAAATAGGTGATGCAGTTTCATGCGGTTTATCTAACACAACTTTTAAACCTGCTGACTACAGCGGAAACTTTAATATTTCTACTGCAACCTACGTCGCCTACCTCTTCGCCACCTGCGCTGGCGTATCCAAAGTCGGTAGCTACACAGGCACAGGCGCACTCCAGACCGTCAACTGTGGCTTTACCGGGGGCGCAAGGTTTGTACTGATTAAGCGTACCGACAGCACGGGCGATTGGTATACGTATGACAGCGCACGGGGCATCTCAAGCAGCAGCGACCCGTATCTTTTATTAAACTCAACCGCGGCGGAAGTCACCGGCACTAATTACGTTGACACCACAAGCGTTGGGTTCCAAGTCACCGCAGCAGCCCCGGCAGGATTAAACGCAAACGGCGGTACTTATATTTTCTTGGCAATAGCGTAGAGGATTTATCATGGCTGAATTTAGACTTAGGGCTACGGGCCAAGTAATGCTGGAAGATGAACTCCGGCGCTGGGCTAAAGACAACAACGGCCCATCATGGGATCGCACAACTGACGAAGTGCTTGAAGCACTAGGTGCTGACGTAGTGTTTGAAGGCCCACAAGCTACACCACAAAATCACTACCAATTCTCCATGCGTCAAGGCGTAGAGCAGCTTGATGGTAAGTGGTACACCAAGTACGTCCTCGGCCCAATTTTTACAGACCGCCCAGCAACAGAAACGGAACCAGCACAAACTGCTGCCGAGCAAGAAGTCGCATATAAAGCTCAGAAAGACGCAACCCAAGCCGAATCTGTCCGCAGCCAGCGTACACAGTTACTTAAAGATTCTGATTGGACACAGGTGGCTGACGCTCCTGTAGATAAAACTGCATGGGCTGCATACCGACAAGCTCTTCGTGATATACCCTCTCAAGCGGGGTTCCCTTGGGATATTCAATGGCCTGTTAAACCGTAATTATGGCTTGGTCAGACGTTCTTAAAGCGGTAATTCCCATCGTAGTCGCGGCACTTGCGTGGCTCTTAGGTCAAGTTGCGTCATTCTCAGAACGACTGACCAAGATCGAAGGCCAAATGCCTGCCCTGATTACCAAGGAAGGTACGCCAACTGATAGCCCGATCAGTGCAGAGCGACGCGCTATTCAGAAAGAGCAGTTGATGACACACATCAACGAATTGCAGGTCAAAGTACGGCTGCTTGAGGAGCGGGAGCGAATCAAGGGAGGTAAGTAATGTTTGAACTACTTGGCGGTGGTCTCCTTGGTTCCATATTCGGCGGTCTGTTCAGGCTTGCTCCTGAAGTCCTTAAATTCCTCGATAAGAAGAACGAACGCCAGCACGAGCTATCCATGTTCCAACTCCAGACTGACCTCGAAAAAATGAGGGGTGAGTTCAAGATGGAGGAGAAGTATGTTGACTACTCGATACAGCAAATGGATACGATTAAGGAAGCATTTAAGGAACAGGCTGAAACGGCTAAAGCAGCGGGTTGGTTTATGTCGTTTATTTCAGCTTCAGTGCGTCCCGGCGTAACGTGGTTTCTGTTCTTTATGTACGCAGGTGTTAAGGCAGCGGCTTTGTTTATTGCGTTTCAAACCAATGCGAATTGGGCCGAAGTGCTTATTAAAACGTGGGATGAAGATGATTTTGGGATGCTGTCTATGGTGCTGTCATTTTACTTTGTTGGCAGAAGCGTAGAGAAGTACCACAAGCAATGAAAACCTGTAGCCGTTGCAAAATAACGAAAGCCTTTGAAAGTTTTTCCTTTTGC